AACCAATCGAGTTACAGGAACGATTTATACAAGAGTATACTAAACGTAGTGAAATTTTACGTGCAATGAGACACTATAATGAGACTAGTGCAGAATTGTCAAAGGAACTTATAGAGATTAGAAATCGCTGTACCCATCCGCTGGAAATAGTTAAGAAGTCTTGGGATGAGGATGAATATGGCAAAACAATGCAATCGGGATATATTGATTATATTTGTCCTGATTGTGGAGCTAGACGTACGGACATATTCTAATGGCAAGGGCAGTTATATCAAATAGAATTTATATGGATTTGCCTACTGATAAGACTAAGCTATTTGATGCTTTAACTTATCGTATTGTAAGTAATGATGGTTCAAAGAAGTATGAACAGATAGAAATTATTAGAAATTATAGAATGGTAACACCTTCTATAATTTCTATTCCTCAAGGTAGAAAAGATTTAATACCACCAGAATATGAAATTGTAGACAAAAGAGTTATAGAGTTTGCAGATTTTCCTGCGCCTAACTTCGAATTATTTCCAGAGCAATTAGTAGTATATGATGCAGCAGATGATACCTGTTTTATTAATGCACTGGTAGGATGGGGTAAGACAATGACTGCCCTACATATTGCGCATAAGTGGGGTCAAAAGACTTTAGTAGTTACACACACTAGGGCTTTGCGTGATCAATGGATAGAAGAAGTAGAAAAACTATATGGGTTTAAACCTGGGGAAATCTCTGCAGGAAAGTTTAACATAGAACCACCTATTACAGTTGGTAATGTACAATCAATAGTTAAAAATCTAGATAAAATAGAAAAAGCTTTTGGTACTGTAATTATGGATGAGGCTCACCATACCCCAGCATCTACCTTTACCTCCATTATTGATAAGTCTCATGCAAGGTATAGGCTAGCACTTAGTGGTACTATGGAACGAAAAGATGGTAAACATATTCTTTTCTCTGATTATTTCGGGAGTAAGGTATTTAAACCACCCCAAAATAATACTATTAATCCAACTATACATCTATTAAAAACTGATATAGGATTACCACCAGCAGCTACATGGGCAGATAAAGTAACTAAGCTATTAGCAGATACAGAGTATCAAGACCTTATAGCTTCAATAGCACTAGTTCAGGCTCGTAAAGGCCACAAAGTACTAGTAGTAGCAGATAGAGTAGAATTTCTACAAAATGTAAATGAGTTACTTGGTTCTCGTTCTACTTTAATAGTTGGTAGTACTATTAATAGAAAAGATGAATTAGATAAGATAGCTAATGGCACTTGCGATATATTATGTGGTTCTAGACAAATATTCTCAGAAGGCATATCTCAGAATGAATTAAGCTGCCTAATATTAGCTATACCTATTGCTAATAGACCTACTTTAGAACAACTAATAGGTAGAATTATGAGACTATCTCCAGATAAATTAAGTCCAGTTGTAATAGATATACAGTTTAAAGGTCCAAGTGAGAAAGTACAGAATAATAAACGCATTTCTCTGTATTTAGAGAAGGGTTGGAAAATAGTACAGTTATAGCATTTAAAAAATAGACTTGATTTATATCTTTAAAGATGATATAATATTATTTATGGGTTGGGAAATGACTTTATTTTTTAATTGGCAAAACTTAAACCAAGAAACTAAAGGGGACCCAGTAAAACTTGTAAACACTTTGAAAGCTTTTAATAGTAAAAAAATACTTAAAGCTGGTTTACAAAATAAACTAAAAGGTAGCAGTTTCTTGTTACAGGCAAATAATATTTTAAATGATAGTAATACAGATATTTTGTTTATATATCAATATATATTTTTGGCTGCTAAAAGAGACTATTCTCTTTATAAACTTTATGGAGTAAAATCTTTACCGCTATTACACTATCCTGATATAAACTTAAGCAGTATAAGAAGTAATCCATTACTTATAGTAACTAACAACGAAATACATTTTAAATACGAGGAATAAAATTATGGCACTAGCATTCGGCTCTACAAAAGGTAAGGCACAAAAGAAGACTATTGATGCATTTGAATACAAAGATGGAGAAAATACAGTACGTATTATTGGTGGAGTACTACCACGATATGTATACTGGCTAAAAGGTACTAATGGCAAGGATATCCCTGTAGAGTGTTTGGCTTTTGATCGTCAGGCTGAGAAGTTCAATAATCTAGAAGTAGACCATGTTCCAGCATACTACCCAGATAAGAAATGTTCTTGGGCATACAGTATCAATTGTATTGATCCAAGCGATGGTAAGGTAAAAGTTCTTAATCTTAAAAAGAAGTTGTTTGAACAGATTATTAATGCAGCAGAAGACCTTGGTGATCCTACTGACTACGATAGTGGCTGGGATATTGTGTTTAAGCGCGCTAAAACTGGTCCGCTACCTTTTAACGTTGAATATACTCTGCAAGTACTACGTTGTAAGAAGCGTGCTCTAAGTGAAGAAGAGCGTACTGCAGCAGATACAGCCGAAGATATTGATAGTAAGTACGCACGTCCTACAGCAGATGAAGTAAAGAAGACTCTAGATAAGATTGCTTCTGGAGAAACTGAGGAAAGTACCGGAGCGGAAAAAGAAGCTATTAGCGAACTGGGTAGTTAATAGTTAAAAGACCCCACTGGAATCATCCTTTGGGGTCTTTTCAATTTAGGAAAACTAATGAGTAATATACTACCTAATATACTTAGTGAAATTTCTGTAGACTATACAAAAGCAATAGAAAAATTGGCAGACGTACTACTAGACTCGCTAAGTAATGATAAGCAAATAAGTGTTTATATAAAAGAAGCCAATCTTAGCATGGGAATAGGGCCACATGTATTGACAATTAACTTAGAGATATATGCAAAATGAAAGATACCCTAATTATTACAGTTAATGAAGAAACAAAAAAAGTACTTTTAGCTCTGCTAAACAGTATTTATGATAATGAACTAGATTTACTTAGTATTAAACATGAAGAAGATAGTCTCTCTACAGTTAGACTTCTTACCATAAAATATAGAGAAAAATATGTATGAAAATATTACTATCTGCAGACTACCATATTAAGTTAAAAACTAAAAATATACCCGATGATTGGGCTAAAAATAGATTTAAATTACTATTTGATAAATTACATGAATTAGAAAAGTTAGCTGATTTACATATAGTAGCGGGTGATTTCTTCGATAAAGTACCTAGTTTAGAAGAACTAGAACTTTATCATGAATTTATATCTGGATGCAAATGTGATACAATAATTATCCCTGGAAACCATGAAGCTATTAAAAAAGGTACTACTTTTTTAACCTATTTAAAAACTATTACTAATAGGCTTAATCCAAAAGTACGAATAATTGACGAATTCCATACAGAATACGGTATCGACTTTATACCTTATAATAGGCTAAAACAATACTATCCGGCTGACATAGACTTTCATAGTGATACACTAGTTACTCATGTTAGAGGAGAGATCCCACCACATGTTAAACCTGAAGTTGATCTATCAATATTTGATAGATGGAAAACAGTTCTCGCAGGTGATCTTCATTCTTATGATAATTCTCAACGTAATATACTATATCCAGGATCACCAATCACTACTTCATTCCATAGAAATAGCGTTAGTACAGGTGTTATCTGGTTTGACTCTGTTACGCATAATCATAAGTTCACCCCCTTAGACTTACCTCAGCTAATACGTAAAACTATTAAGGTAGGAGATCCTATGGTACAAACTAGTCCAGATCATACTATATATGAAGTAGAAGGAGATATAGCAGAGTTGGCTGGATTAGAAGATCACGAATTAATAGATAAAAAAGTATCAAAACGTACCAACGATACAGCATTAATACTATCTCCAGAAATGAGTATAGAACAAGAGGTTACAGAATACTTAATGTATATTTTGGAACTACCTGAAGAAACAATAAAAAAGGTATTAAAAACTTACCATGATTTTGCTAAAAACTTTAACATGGAGTAACTTATTTAGTTATGGGCCTAGTAATACTATACACTTTGATGAAAGTCCAATTACGCAGTTAGTTGGTAAAAATGGGCATGGAAAGAGTAGTATAGCTTTAGTACTAGAAGAGACCCTATTTAATAAGAACTCAAAGGGCATTAAAAAAGCAGATATATTAAATAGGCATATTAAGGATAAAACATATAGTAGTAGTCTTACTTTTAATAAAGATGGTATTGACTATGAGATAAAAAGTACTAGAGGTTCTACTCAAGCTGTACAACTATTTAAAAATGGTGAAAATATTAGTAGTCATACCGCTACTGCCACTTTTAAAGTATTAGAAGATATACTAGGATTTGATCATAAAGTGTTCACTCAACTTGTGTATTTAAGTTCCAGTTCTAGCCTAGAGTTTTTAACTGCTACTGATACTAATAGAAAGAAGTTCTTAATTGATCTTCTTAACCTAACTAA